AGTCAGTGCCGGTAAGCACCTGGTTCTGCAGATTGATGAACTCGCGCAGCGCCGCGATGCCGCGCGGGATGGCGTTCGTGACCGCGTCGATGCCCGTGGCAACCGCCCCAAGGCCGGCCGCAAACGTCTGGCTGACATTGCCGGCCTTGTCGAGTTCGCCGGCCAGATTGATCAGACTGTTCTGGATGCGCTCGAAAGCCTGCGACGAGGTCGAGCCAGCCGACTGCGCCTGCCGCTCAAGTTCCGGCAGGCCCGCGAGGAACGCCCTAAAGAACGCCTGCGACGAGACCTGGCCGTCCTTGACCAGCGCCGTCAGCTTGGCGACGGACCCGCCGGCCTCAATCAGTCCGTTCGCCACCGCTTGCAGCACAGGCCGCGCGCCGTCGAGGATGGAGTTGAACTCTTCGGCCTGGATCTTGCCGCCACCGAGCGCCTGCCCGAGTTGCAGCAGCGCGCCGGATGCCGTGGTGGCGTCAGTGCCGGCAACGCGGAGCGCCGTGCCCACGCCCTCGGTGAATTTCAGCAGATCGTTGCTGCCGACGCCAAGTTCCTTCTGCGACGCGGCGAGCCGGCCGTAAAGCGTGGCCGTGCTCTCGATCGACGTGCCCTGCCGCTGCGAGATAGCAAACAGCGCCTCGTAGGTCGAGCGCAGCCTGTCGCCCTCAAGCCCGGCGACCTTGAGCGCGTTCTGCACCTTCGTGTAAGCATCGACCGCCTGCCGGACCTGGTCGATGGAGAACGCCGCCGCGGCCGCCGCCCCAATGCGCTTGAACCCGGCCACCAGCGCGTCGGCGCCCGGGTTGATGTTGGACAGCCGCTTCTCGATGTTCTTCGCGCTCTGGTCCGCGATCACGCCCGCGCGCTGCAACTGACGCTCGAACGTGCGCAGCTTCGCCTCCATGGAGACGACGAGTTTTGCTCCGTCGTCAGCCATTGCCGAGGCCCTGCCGGTTTGCTTCGCTGATCACGGACTTGCGGATCGCGCGCTGGATCTTGCTGCGGACCGCGCGGCGACGAAGCCGCCACACGGGATAAAAGAACGGGCTCGCCGGCATGTTCTCCGTCCCGAACTCCTGCGCCAGCGCGTAATCGTAGAGAACGCTGGCCCCGGACCGGACGGCCTTGCGGGTATCCTTGCCGCCAGCCTTGATCCTGACGCGCAACTGCCCCGGCTCCGGCTCGACGCGGATCGACCGCTCGAGCACGAACGTCCGGTCGCCCGGGCCGACCCGGCGCATGATGCCGGCGACCTCTTCGGCCGCGTCTGCCATGTGCTGCATGACCTCCGCTCGCACCCGCGCGGGAATGCGCGCAAGCCGGCGTTTGAATGCAGCGGTCTCAGCCATCAGTGAACGCTCGCCATCCAGTTCGCGTTTCGATCCAGCATGTCGGCGAACTCGCTATCGCTCATGGTCTCGACCGGCTGCTCGGCGCCCTGCGACCTGTTCAGGCCGTCGATCGCCGCCGCCAGTTCCCAGAGGCTCAGTTCGTCGACCTGGCGGGCTGTCCAGCCGAGGACCGCGCCCGCGCCGTAGAGCGCGGAGAAGACGAGGCGTCCGTCGCCTCCGTCGTGGTCGTCTCCGCTTCGGGTTTTCCCACCTTGTCGTCCGGCACGCCCATGACAGCGGCGAGGATGACGGCGGTGGCCGGCAGCACGTTTTCGGCCCATGGCCGCTCGTCGACATACCGCTTGACGAGCACGAGCGCCTCGACAGGCTTCATGCCGCCGCCAATGAGGCCGAGGCGCAGCGTCTCGCGGACGTCGTCCACACGCCATTCGCCGGAGTGAAGCCGCTGGTAGATGACCATCGGCCCCGCACCGCACTTCTCCTGCAGCTCGCGGAGCTGGCCGATGGGAAGGCGGAACAGATAGTCGCCGTCCGCCCATGCGAGGGTGATCGAGGCGTTGGACGACATCAGGAGGCCGCATTCACCCAGGTCACCTCGCCGTCGGATTCCATCGTGATCTCGACCTGAATCTTGTCGCCGATCTCGCCCGTGATGGAGAATCCGGAAAGGTGGAACCGGCCGGAGAAGTAGCCGCCGCCGTTGGCGAGGATGTCGTCAATCTTGATGCGGGCGTTCGTCGGGTCGGTGTCAAGGAACGCCGCGCGCCACGTTGCGAAAGCCTCGGCCGCGAGGATGCCGGAGCCCGAGACGCTGGCCGACAGCGTCCGTACCGAGCGCTCGGACCAGGCCGGCAGATCGGGGTCATCGCAGTCCGGCACGGTGACGTCGTTCGTCTCCTTGCTGAACTCGATCCCGCGGGTCGTGAGGCCGCACGGCGCGGCGAAGACTTCGGGCGTGCCGCCGTCGCCGAGAAGGATCAGCAGCTTCTTCGCAGAGTAGGTGGTCGGGCGAGCCATCGTCGGGCCTCCGGTTCAGGGGTTAGTCGATTGCATCGACGAGGACGCGGAACTGCAGCACGGCATGAGAGGTCAGTCCGTCCGGATCGCGGAGATAGCGGACGTCCTGCACTGCGAGGTCGATCAGCCGGTAGCCGGCAACCTCGATTTCCGCCTCGTGGAGCGCCGCCCGCATCGCGCCGGCGATCCGCTTCACCTCGACGAAGCCGGGAGCACGGGACCATGCGTGCAGGTCAACGAAATGCTCGGTGCCGTCGAGGCAGTCCGCGCGCTCCGTGATCGACTGCGCCTCGCCGATGGTGACGTAGGGGAACGTCGGCATGGCGCCCGGCTGCAGAGCCGGAGGGATGTCATAGACCCGCGTCGAGACCAGCGCCGTCACCGCACCGGTGGCGCGAAGCGTGCCGATCAGCGCGGCCTGAATGGCAAGGCCGGGGTCGCTCACGGCGCCGCGCCTGCGATGGCGTCGAGCGTGAGGAACTGGCCGCGGCGTTCCTCGTCGGCCACCGCGCGGATGGCATAGACGAGGCCCGAACGGCTATCGACGGCCCGCCACTCCGGCGTCACCGTGCGCGTCTCGCTGTCCGAGTAGACGATGATCCGCACCGGCTGGACGCCTTGCAGCTTGGCCGCCAGGACTTCCTCGCCGCCGCGCGCCGGCCGCACATCGGCAGACCGGGTGAAGCGATGCGTCCAGTCGCCCGCGACCGGGTTTCCGTAGCCGTCATCGGCGACCGCGCGGCTTTCGAAGCGGAGGCGATCACGCATTCCGCCTGCGTTTGTGCGCATGTCGCGTCTCCGGCCGCTTGGTGCGGCGACCGACCCCGGCCGCCTCCGCCGCGTCGGCGTGCGTCTCCGGGATCAGCAGGACCATTCCGGCCAGGTAGGCCACCTCGACGCCGCGCTTGACCGGGAAGTCGAACGCCCGGTCGAAGGCGTACCAGACGGCCATCAGCCTCAGACGGAGGTGCCGATGATGACGATCTTGTAGGTGACGCCAGTGGTGCCGGCCGAGTTGGTCATCTTGAGAAGGTCGCCCGTGGCGGCCGTGACCGTCCAACCGGTGCCCGAATGCGCGATCAGGAAAACGCCGCCGGGTTCGACAGCGACCGTGTGGGTGTTCGCACCGAACGGACCCACGAAAGCATTCGACGCCGCGCCGCCGATCACCACGTCGTTCGTGTTGCCGGCATCGGCGATGACCATGATGGCCTTCACCTTGGCAAAGGTCAGCGTGGCGCCAAAGGCCCCGGCGAGCGAGCCTGCGAGGTCGAGGTTTTCGGTTGCGGACGCTGCCAGTGTGCGCTCGTCCGAGAAGATCATGTCGGCCTGCCCGGCGCCCGTGCCGCTGGCGAGCGCGATGGCAAGCGCGGCCTGGATCTTGGACGTCTTCGTGCCGAAGTCGATCGCCGCGGTTTCGGTCGCGTCGATCTGAGCGGAAATCCTTGCGGTGAGCGGCATGGCGCGGTCCTCAGATGATCCAGTTTCGGAAGGGGGAAAGGATGGCCTCAAGCTGCGGGTCTTCGCGCAGCGTTCCGACGACCATGTCGCCGCGGTGTTCGAAAAGGCGGGTCACGAGGACCAGGACGGCGTGCTTCATCGCCTCCGGCACCTCAGCTGCGGTCTCCGCGCCGGCCAGATAGCGAATTGCGATCGGAGCGGGCCGCGCCATCACGATCGGCTTCGTAAAGCCGGGCAGCATCAACAGTCGGTCGCGGTCTAGGAAGTAGTCGCCCGACGACACGGTCTGCTCGACGTTCGCGCCGTCGAAATACTTGACCGAGACCACCGAAGCGACCGGCCCGCCGGGCAGGTGGATGCCCTCGGCGCTCGGCCAGCCGGACACCGTCAATTCAAGCGTCTGCCGGCACATCGACCGGTTGAGCCAGCCGTCCGGCGCCGCCAGCCACGAGACGGCGGTGTCGATCAGCCGGGAAATCTGCGCGTCGAAGTCCGTGGATTCGACGCGCAGTTGGGCTTTCGCCTCTTCCAGCGTCACCGGCCGGATGGTCGGTGCGGTGATTTGGCGAAGGTTCATGACGGTTCAGCCGTCAGGTCACTGCGGCGGGTTCGGAGTCGGCGCGAACAGCGGGTTGCCGAGGATCGCGACCGCGGCAAGGAAGATGTTGCCGGCGTCGTTGCCCGAGGGCGTGATCGTGAGGCGGATGTACCGCTTCGCGCCGCGGTAGCCGAGCTTGCGGGTCTCAGTGTCGTCGGCGAAGTCGAAGCCGGCCAGCACTTCCGTGCCGTTCAGGTCCGCATCGGCGACGGCCACGGCGCCCGACATGTTC